GATTAGATTAAATTAAAAATATAGCCCCCACCCGAAGGTGAGGGCATATATTGGGGTTTACTTCAAAATCATGAAGTTGTTCGCTCCCATTACACAAAGCGCACGCTCTGATAAGAAGTGAACTTCCATGTTGTCTTTGTCGCTTGTTGCTGCGCCACCGGCAGAACCAACAACCCAAGACTTGTACTTACGGTCTTCCATAGCAGACTGACGGTAACGAACGTGTAGGAAAGGACGCTTAGCGTTCTGACCTAAAACTTGGTCGTATACAGTAGTTGTACCAGCAGGAACAAGTACACCATCAATTGCGCTATCGCTACCACCACGAGTTACAGCATCGTTCAAGTATTTCCAGTCAGACTTGTAAAAGTCGTAACCAATACGGAAACCAGAGAACCCAAGGTTCAATGCCATATCTTCGTCATTGTCAAACAAACCATAAGAAGCTGTTGAAGCACCGCTGCTGTTTTGTGCAGCCAATACACGGTCTATGTCAAAACCAGTAGCACGGTTTACGAAAAGAACGTTTTCTTGAATCGCACCTTCTTTGTCAAGAACTTTAGCAAAAGCCTCAAGGTCATCACGGTCAGAAATAACACCAGAAGTAGTGTTACCGTTTTCTTCAATTTCGAAGAACATACCTTTAGTACCTTTCATTCCAAGGTTCGCAGCCGCAGAGCCAGACACTGCAGGAGCGCCTTCAATCATAGACATTTCCAAGTAGTCTTCGAAACGTAAACGAGTTTCATGCTCAGACTTCAAGTACCACAAGTAACCGCTTGCGCCATTCTCTGTAGTTACTTCAACCCAACCAACGTGTGCCATCTCTGAACCAGATACTTCGTACTTGTCTTTGATGATGATAGGGTTGTTTTCTTTGCTCTCGAAATCAGCTTCCAAAGAGCCTACCATTCCACTAGTCCCTTTCTTGAACTCAGAACCGTAAACAAAAAGTTTAACAGTGTCAGCAGCGTCGAATGGCCCAAGACCATCTGAAAGAGTTGTACCGTCAAGCAAACTTAATGTTGCGTAGGTAGCAACCTCAATAGAATCTGTTGCACTAGCGTCAGTGATGTAACACTTAGCTTCAATACCAGTAGACCCAATAACCACTACAGTTTGTCCTGTACGGAAATTGTGAGCTGTCGCGGCAATAGTGTCTCTATCAGTAATACTTCCTGAAGCACGTACGTGTAGACGTCCTTGCTCACTCCACTTGATTAAATCAGATGTAGTTGGCAATTCAGCGCTAACCATACGCAAGAAAGATGCGATAGAACGGTTACCGTAACGCTCAAATTCCTTCTCGTATAAGTCCGGTAAGTATTGTTGAGCAAAAGTGTAATTAGCATTTGACAAATAGTTTTCATTTGCCAAAATTTTGTCCGGTGCTGGAGTCAAACTTGTTGAACCAGTAATTGAGGCTGAGTTGTTTCCGGATGCCCCAAATGCAATAGTTTGTGCCATTTTAATTTAGTTTATAGCATTAACGTTTATTTATTTTTAAACCAGACATAAACGGAGAGCTGTCTTCAACAACCCTAAATTTAGGCCCTGGTTTCGTAGAATCAACACTAGAACGTACACCCATATCAATATTCTTTCCCTCACCGACTACATTGCCGATAGCACTTGCTTTACCTTGTTCGTAAAAGAACTTGGCATAAGCTTCGGGGTTTAGAGCCATAGATAAGGCTGTGTGATACTTCTTAGCATCTATCAAAGCACCGTTCTCATCAGTATGAGCATTGATAAAGTTTGACAAATCACTTTGCTTTGACTTTACCTCTGACAAGTCTTTTGGTTTGAAGACTACCTTTTCTTCACCGATTTTAAATTCAAAACCTTTAAATTCATCGTTGAATAAGGAGCTTGTCTTCTCCTCAAAAGTCTTTCGTACAGACTCCGAGCGTTTTGACTGTTCTTCTTGTTGCTTCTTATATAATTGGTAAAACTCAACAGCTTCTTTGGATTGCTCAGACAATGGAAGTTCACTTGACTCAAGCGGCTTCTTGTATTTGTCTTTTTGCGATTCAAAGAATTGTTTTGCTTTATACAATTCTTCTTTCATCTCAAGCTTCTTGGTTTTCACCAATGTCTCGTCAGCACCTTCATTGTAACCGAATTTCACATCGATTAACGCTTCTATATCGTCATTGTCTAAACCATTCTTTGTATGACGGTAGTACTCACGTAGTAACTCACCTTCGTTTACATTCTCATAGTCCTGCTGAAGCTTAAGGAAATCCTCCATTCCTCGCTTCGTTTCATTACGATACTCAAGGTACTTCTCGACATCTTCGGGAAGCTCTCTTGATTCTTTATTTGAAAGAACGTTTTCTAGGTCTTCAACCTTCATCTGATACTTGTCTTGCAACAATTCATTGAAGAGTTCCTCCCTAGTCTTTTCTACTTTAGGCTCTTCGGATGGTTTATTTTCCGTTTGCTCCTCGGTAGTATTATCTTCTGATTCAGCTATAGCTTCCTCTTGTTTTTCCTCCGTAGCCTCAGCTGTTTCAGTTTCCTTTACAGCTTCTTCTTCTTTTGGTGGTGCAGATAAGTCGACCTTAAAGTCAACATCTTGCTGATTTTCCGCGTTTTCCATATTTAATTAGATTTAATTACTACAAATTTAGATAAAATTACAAAGGTAAATTACCACCCATTAAGTCCTTGATTCCTATGGGAGAAGGAGCCTGTTGCTGCTCGAAATCTTTCGGGCCAGATTCTTTCTTTCTTTGGTCAATTAAAGCACTTTGCTGAGTAGCTTGCTTCTCTGTTCTTTTATCTTTTCTGTCTTCTTTACCCATGTCTCTGTTCATAACCGCTTGAGAATCAATCTCTTTCAGTTTCATTTCAAACATGTATTTGGTCTCAAGTAGCTGCTTGTCAATCTCAGCTTTCTTTTCCATTTCCTGCATACGAATCTGAGCCTTGAGTTGTTCAAGCTGAGTTTCAGATTGAGTTTTCATTTGCTCTTCTTGCATACGGGTTTTAGAAGCGGCTTGTGTAGATTGGACGTTAGATTGCGTTTGCATCTCAATATTCTGCTTTTGCTGTTCTCTGTCCATTTTCTGCTTACGCTGCTTTCTAATCTTGAGAAGCGTATTAGCCAACGTAATGTTTCTAATACTTCTAATATCAATAGCATCGTCAAGCTCAATTACCTTCGCTGTAATAGACTGCTGAATGTTTTGCTCCAACAACTGTCTTTGCTCCTCATCAGGCTCAAGCTCTATGTATACACCAAAGTCGTGTAAGTGTAAGTTTTTTATTTCTTCAAGAATCTGTACGTTATTGCGTCCAATCATCTTAGCGAAGTCTTCTGCAAAAGGTGCATACTCAAGAATATCAGATATACGATACGAGATAGCCTCGCATAGCCTTTTAGTCAAGTTGATACCAGAGGTAACAATATGTCTTGTAGCTGTATTAGAGTTAAGCGCTGCAAGTTTCTGCACCCCTACAAGAGCGTATTGGTCTGGAACACTTCCATCTCTTGCTTCATTCAATCCAGTAGCAGCACGTAACATGTTTAAGTTATAGTTATACATGCTAATCAAACTGCTGATTTTTGCATTTGAACCACTGCTGTTGAGTTCTTGAATAGGGACTTTTGCGTGATTATACTCACCGTCCTCAGTGTAACTACGACCTACTACACTACCTGTTTGGAAATACATATTCAATGCTTCCGATGGGTTGTATGAAGCTCCATTACCTAAATCCACGCTATTAAGACCATCAGCATCTATAAACACCCCGTCTGGAATCATCTTAGCAATAACCTGCTGTAGCTTGAGGTGTATCAACTGAATTTGGTCAGCAAAAGGAATCATTCTTTTAACTAGTGAATCTATATCCCCTTTTGATAATTTCACAGCAGAGGCTATGTATGGAGGTATTGTCTTCTGAAAAGCTGAAGATGGGCGAACCATGTTCTTCATCAATTCCCATTTTAGTAAACGGTTTGTTCCTAAAACTAAAACACCTTCATACCAAACGTCTATTCTACGTGAGGCTTTGGTAAAACGAGCTTGTTCGCTTTTTGGAGGGTTAAAAGAACCGTCTTTTCTCAACGCTTTTTTACCGCCATTTGCAGACTCTTTTATTTTATATACAATTTCTTTATCAGTCTTGTATGAGAAATACAATAACGATACCTCGTTTTTATCTAATCCACTCTGACTACTAAGGTTTTGTGTACTGCGATAACCGTTAAAACGACTAGCTAATTTTGACAGCTCTTCTAACTCGTCTTGAGTCATTTGAGGAGCTATCTTTTTCAATTCAGAAACATGCACTGATTTAACCTCACCAAAATAATAACAGTCCCTAAAGTTCGGGTCTTCGGTTGGAGAGTATACAAAATTAACAGGGTCAACGTATTCAAGACGTACACCATCGTGAACATCAAACTTGTGCTTAGCGACTGATATACCCAAAACAGTTTGGTCTTCGTCACAGCGTCTTTTGATTTCTTCGTAGTCGTTATATTCTAATACAGCGGTAATTGCTGTTTCTTCAGCAACCTCAATACCCTGCTTGTAGC